CCAATGAAAAAACCTCGCAGTTTCAACGGCTGCGGGGTTTTTCTTGTATTTGCAAGGGTTTTCAAGCTTACATGTTTACGCATTACTTGCGATATCTGCAAGTTATATTCCGTTAAAACACGACTTTTGCAGATGAATTGCAGATGAAATTACAGATGAAATTCGGATTCAAAAAAGCCGTCAACGGCATCTGCCACTGCTACGGCTTTATCATCCATGGTGTGCTGATATACGTTTTTAAGCATGTTGTTTGTGGAGTGCCCCATGCGCTCCATTGCGTATTTGTCCGGGACATTGAGCCTGAGCATGACCGACGCGTTTACATGGCGGAGGTCGTGGAAGCGGAACGGCTGAACTCCGCAGCGGGCACACGCGCGTTGCAGATGCTTATATAGGACATTTCTGGTTGCGTGGACAATATACTCATCTGTGTGCGGTGTTGCGTCAAGCAGCCCCATAATATACGGCGGCACTTTCAGTTTTCTGTTTCCACTGTAAGTTTTGGGCTGCTTGAGCTGCGGGCCGTTCTCACCGTCTACCATTGCTTGCTTAATCGTCAGGATATCACCGTCAAGACAATCCCATGTTAGACCTCTGATCTCCGATGTACGGAGACCGAGCCAGACAGCCAGAAGGAAAGGCAATTCAAAGTCCGTGCCCTTGCAGTCTTCGTGTAGAATTCTGATCTCGTCCATGGTAGGGATTTTGATTTTAGGTGCTTCCTTCTGAGGGAGAGATATACGGAACACTTTATCTGGGAATTCCTCTGCCATTGTCGCAGTAAACAGGCCGTAAGCGTTGCGGACGTACTTGGGCGACTTTTCCCGCGCCATCTTATTCACGGCACGCTGCACGCGATCCTGCGTCAACGCGGAGCACTTAACGCTCATCAGCTCCGGGAAAACCGCCTTGCGGAGTTTTCTGTACCCGTTGACGGTGGAGGGGGAGAGTATCGCGTCCTTGCTGTCAATATATCGGTCGATAGCATCACCAACCGTGCGCTCGGACGCACGAGCGGCAGACTTTGCGCCGGACTTCAACGCGGCCGCTTCATTCTCTGCCTGCCTTTTGGTAAGAGCTGTGACGGACACGCGCTTTCCGTCTACCATGACGCTGACATTCCAGTTGCCGGACGGTAGCAGTTTTGCTTTCGGTATCTTCATTCAAATCCCCCTCCAATCAATGTACAAGCACCATGCAGCCAGCAGAACGATAATGACAAACATTACAGCAATCACACCGTTGCGGATACGGACACCGCGCCGCATGATCTCAATGGTATCGGCCTTTGCGTCAACATGGCGTTCCAGCTCATCATTCCGCGCCTGCAAGGTTTCCTCGGTGGGCGTCAACCGTTCGGAAATTCCGAACACTTCATCAAGCGATATCCCCAGCGCCTTGCAAATGGGCGCGACGGTGTAAATCGACGGAGATTTCGAAAACTTGGAAAAGAAGTTCTGCACGGTGGACAGCGGTACGCCGGAAGCATCGGAAATTTCCTGATAGGTCAGTTTCAATTCTTCTTTACGGGTTCTACACACTTCTTGAATGTTCATTTACGCCACCTTAATTTTTTCCGATTTTCGCGCCGCAAAGTCGCAAGATGAGGGCTTGTCGAGCCATGTCGAGCGCTGTCTTATTGCAATGTTTCGGCGTTGAATTGCCAAGGTAAAGCGGAGTATGGTCAAAACAAGCAGCGGCGACCGCTTCCCGCTGGCTGCAAAAAGGCCCCGCCGTTTGTTGCAGAGGGCGGCGGGGCCTTTACTTCGAGATATTGATGCTTGCACCGCTATGTGCAACAATCGACATATAGCCCCGTTACTATAATTATTTGGAGGGACATAATTATGGACGAACAAACGAAAAAAGCGGCAGAACTTTTTGCCAACCTGACGCCAGAACAGAAAAATGTTATTCTTGCGATGGTTGATAACCTTCTATCACAGCAAGCACCGCGCTCTTCTGCTGCGGAGACAACCGGCTAAACCCGGCAATGAGCTGCGCAAGCTGCGCATCCTCACCCTCGGCCTTCTGATCGGTGGCTTCTTTTTCCCCCTCGTCCTTGACCGGAGACTTGGAGGGGTCAATGCCCATCAGATAATCGGCGGATATGTGAAAGTATTTTGAAATTTGCGGGATATAGGCTTCAAAATTTTTAGATCTCCCACTTTTCCAATTGTAAATTATACCTTTGGGAAGCCCGATAATTGTTTCCAGCTCTTTGTCATTTTTCCCTGTTTGAGTAAAAAGCGGAGCAATTCTTTCTTCGTAAATATTCATGGTAATCCTCTTGCACGTTCGTAAAAATGCGAATATAATAAAATTATCTTCCCAAATAAAAAGGAGATGCCTTATGAAAAAAGAAAACTTGCAATCTATTACCGTTTCGTGCTTCGGAAAGTATTACAGTGTAAAAATTGGCGGCGTTGAGATCAATAATGTCAAGGCGTATCATTTGGAGCAGAACAGCGATGGTAGTGCACGCTTGACGCTCGATCTTGATTGCTGTTTTGCGGAAACTCAGGTGGCCTTAAACCAGCCAGTTGATTAAAGCAGATGCGATAGCTCCCGTTATCCACGAATTGCGCTCCATACAAGCACCGAATTTACTTAATAGACCCGGTTTCGGCATTTCTTGCCCTGCGAGGATCTTTTCCAAAATGGAAATGATCTCTTGCAGGGCTTCTTTATCATCCCCGCCGTCTCGCTCGGCACGCTCTTTCATCTCTTGGATAGAAACGGAGACAGAATTGTTATTGCCAATTACCGAGTTTGTAACGGTTCCAATATTAAAAATCGTTTGCGATTGAGGCGCAGGTGGTTCCGGGTTAGGTGTTTTCTGATAGTAAACGGTCAAATAATTTGCGACGCCATTAAAGTATTCTGTTGAAATTTCAGAAACATATACCGTTTTTCCATCAGGGGAAGTCAGAGCGTCGCCTTCTTTTATACAGGCCGTTGGAAGGAAATTGATAGTATTTTCCCCGCGCATTTTATCGTAATTCGGCAAACCCTTTTCAGTGGATACGTTTTCTTTGTTTCTTGCCACTAAAAAACTTATCCCTTGGGTTTTAATAAAATCACCGATCGGCATTTTTGCCTCCTATGCCATTTTGTATTTATCTGCCAATTCAAACCTGATGGAATTGTACAATGCGCCAATATTCGTAATACTACGAAAATCGACTTGATTTTTCGCAACATTACGAATATAATAGCCTTACAGAACTTAATTAAGGCAACAAAAAACCAAGCCCCCAACGGATTTCCCCGTTTTTGCGGACTTATAACCGATATTTTGTTGGCTGACACTTACATAATAGCGGCGTTGGTTGCGTTTGTCAATATAAAGTTCTGAACTTTATAAGGAGGGGAGAACGCTTGGAATTAAAAGCAATTCGAGAAAATGCCGGTTTGCGTCAGGAAGACGTAGCAAAGAAACTCCGCGTAAGAGTTTCTGCGGTGTCGAACTGGGAACGCGGTGTGAATGGTATCGCAAGCAAGTACATTAGACCGCTGACCAGATTGTACGGCGTGACCGAAACGGAAATCAGAGCGGCATCGGAAGCCGCACAGATCGCAAGGGCGGGCAAGGAGGGCGAATGAAACGATTTATTAAATTGTTTTTGCTTCTCTGTTCATGGGCTCTTGTCGCTATTGTAGCCGCCGCTATTTTAATGCTTGTTTCAGCATGGATTGCAGGATCGACGGAAAGCGTTTTGTTTGGCGCTGTTTTTTTGGTCTTGACCATTTTGGTTTGCGCTGCGATTTTGGCGATAAGTGGGGCGGACATATGAAGGCAAAAAAATGCCCCGCCCAATGTTGCAGCATCGAGCGGGGCGGGTGGGACAAATCTCACCACAAGATATTGTGTCCGTGCTTATTGTAGCACGAGAGAAAGGAAAAGGCAAGATGCTAAAGCCACAACAGTTAACGCGACGGCGAAACGACCTTGAGCGAGCCGTGCGCGGCGCGATGGGACGGGCGTTGATTCGCACCGGCAAGGAGCTGGGCGAGGAAATCGGCTTGTCAGAAACGCAAATCTGCAATCGCATGGCGGGGCGTTCCCGCTGGACGTTAGAAGAAATCTGGGAGCTTGACCGAGTTTTGCAATTTACGGACGCGGAAAAGCTCATGCTGATCGGAGGCGCGAAATGATTGACACGTTGTTTTTCGGCGGCATTGCCGCTGCGGTGATCGCGCTCAACGGCTGCGACTTTGCAACCGCCCTTGCCGTCATCGGCGCGTGCGCGGTGTGCAAGGTGCTGTATGATCTGCTCCCGTATATCGACAGGGGGCGCAGACGGTGAGGCGGCACGACAAGCGCACGAGAGAGCAGCGCAAGGCCGATGAATCGGCGCTGTTTGCGGCGGCGTGTCTGGGCGCGACGATCCTCTTGATTGCGATCTCAATCCTCGCTACCAGCGCACAAGCGGTCGATGCGGAACCGGAAGAAGCCCCCATCGTAGAGGAGCATAACCCCGCATGGGACATTCCCGCGACTGAAAGCGCGGTGTGCAACGACGTTTTTCTTGGTGAGTTTACGCTGACGGCCTATTGCCCTGGGCGCTGCTGCTGCGGCAAGTGGGCAAGCGGCTACACCGCGACCGGCACGCTGGCGACCGAGGGGCGAACGATTGCGGTCGACCCGAAGGTGATCCCCTACGGAACGAGCGTGCTGCTGATCTGGCCGGATTGTACGCAACACAGCTATATCGCCGAGGACTGCGGTGGCGGTATAAACGTGAACCACATCGACGTGTTTTTCAACGACCATCAGGCGGCGCGCGTGTTCGGCGTGCAGAGCGCAATGGTGTATTTGGAGGCGGAGGAATGATCTATCGCTGCATGTGCTGCCACCTCATTTTTGACGAGCCGGACGTTATGCGGCGGCGCGAAAATCTTGACGGAGAGCGCGGCTGCGTCCTCGTGACGGAAAAGTTCTGCCCGGACTGCGGCGCAGAGGAAGCCTATTTTGAAAACTACAGGGGAGACGAAGATGAAGATGCAGAAGATATCGACGCTCGGAATGAGCCGCGAGGAGTGGCTTACAGAGCGCAAGAAGAGCCTCGGCGGCAGCGACATGGGCGCTGTGCTGGGCCTGAATAAATACCGCTCGCCCTATACGGTGTGGGCGGAGAAGACCGGCAGGATCGGCGAAGAGCCGGAAAACGAGGCAATGCGCGTCGGGCGAGACCTTGAACCGTATGTAGCAAGCCGATTCGAAGAGGTGAGCCGCAAGGGGGTGCGCCGCATGAACTACCTGTTGCGCCGCGAGGATTGCCCCCACCTGCACGCGAACATCGACCGCCAGATCCTCGGCGAAATCTCCGGCCTTGAGTGCAAGACGGCAAGCGCGCTGAATCTCAAGCGCTACGAGGGCGGGGACTTCCCCGAAAGCTACTATGCGCAGTGCGTGACGTATCTTGCCGTGACGGGCTGGCAGCGCTGGTATCTGGCGGCGCTGGTGCTGGGCAAGGGATTCTATTGCTACCAGATCACGACCGTCCCCGACGATGACGTGCCGGAATGGTGCGAGAGCAGCGTATATGTCAGCCCGGAAGAGATCGAGACCGTCAAGCGCTGCGCGGAGGACTTCTGGCGCGACTACATCGAGGCTGACAGCCCGCCGCCGCTGGACGGTATGGAGAGCACGACGGAGACGATCACGAGCATCTACGAGGGTGGCGGCGGTGAAGTCGAGCTGTTCGGGCGCGAGAGCCTTGTTGAGCAGTACCAATACCTGATGAGCCGCAAGAAAGCCATCGAGAAGGACGCGGACGCCATCAAGCAGCAGCTCATGAACGACCTCGGCGACAACGAGACGGGGTTCTGCGGGCGCTACACGGTGAACTGGAAGGGGCAGAGCCGCGCGACGTTTGATGCAAAAGCATTTGCCAAGGATCACCCAGAAATGGACTTGAGCAGTTACTACAAAACGACAAATTTCCGCAAATTTGCGGTGAAGGAGGGCAAAGAAAGATGAAGGAAGGATTGATTCAGAACGCGCAGGGCGCACAGGCTGTCAAGGCAGGAAAGCCGACGATGCAGCAGTACATCAAGCAGATGGAGGGCGAGATCGCCAAGGCACTGCCGAGCGTCATCACGCCGGAGCGCTTCACGCGCATCACGCTTTCCGCGTTGAGTGCAAACAAACAGCTCGCGCAGACGACGCCGCAGAGTTTCCTCGGCGCGATGATGACGGCGGCACAGCTCGGCATGGAGCCGAACACGCCGCTTGGGCAGGCGTACCTGATCCCGTACCGCAACCACGGCCAGCTGGAATGCCAATTCCAACTGGGATACAAGGGGCTCATTGACCTTGCGTACCGCAGCGGTGAGGTCAGCATCATTCAGGCGCAGGTCGTTTACGAGAACGACGAGTTTGAATATTCCTTCGGCCTTGAACCGAAGCTCAGCCACAAGCCCGCCAGCGGCGAGCGAGGCGAGCCGAAATTCATCTACGCGATGTTTCGCACGAAAGACGGAGGATTCGGCTACGACGTGATGAGCGTTGAGGACGTTCGCAACCACGCGAAGCGCTTTTCCAAGGCATACAGCAATGGCCCGTGGCAGACGAACTTCGAGGAAATGGCAAAGAAGACTGTGCTCAAGCGCGTGCTCAAGTATGCGCCGCTCAAGAGCGACTTTGTTCGCGCGGTGGCGCAGGACGAGACCATCAAAACGAAGATCAGCGAGGACATGTATTCCGTGAGCGATGACACGGTCATCGATACGGAGAACTTCACCGTGGATGAGACGACCGGCGAGGTCATCGAAAGCGACGGTGACGCACAGTGAGCATGAATCGCGTGTGCCTGATGGGACGCATCGGGCGTGACTTGGAGCTGAAAAAGACGAACAGCGGCGTATCCGTTGTGTCGTTCCCTCTTGCCGTTGATCGCAACGGCAAAGAGGGCGGCACGGACTGGATCGACATTGTCGCATGGCGCGGCACGGCGGAGGTGCTCTGCAACTACGCCGATAAGGGTCGCATGATCGGCGTCGAGTGGCGCTTGCAGATGCGCGATTGGACGGACAAGAACGGCAACAAGCGCCGCAACGCGGAAATCATCGCCGACAATATCTATTTCGGTGACAGCAAGAAAGATAACGAGCCTCGATACGATAATACGCCTCAGGAATATGCCGAAGTGTCTGACGAGGCTGGCGATCTACAGTTTTAAGGCGGTGCTTAGATGGCAAGAAACTATGCAGCACTCCCCTATGATTATTTAGAGGAGATGGATGCGCTCAACGATGCAGAGTTCGGTCGGCTAACGCGGGCATTGCTGGTTTACAGCATGACGGGAGAGCAGATAGCGCTTTGTGGCAATGAGAGATTCTTTGTCAAACGCATGATGGCGCAGGAAGACCGCTTTAAGGCAAGCTATGAAGATATTGCTACAACGAGAAGCGAAGCTGGCAAGGCTGGGGCTGCAGCAAGATGGCAAAATGGCAAACGCATTTTTGCTAATGGCAAAAATAGCAAAGCCATGTCTGCCAATGGCAAAAATGGCAATACCGAAACCAAAACCGAAACCAATACCGAAACCGATATCCAGCTATCTAACGATAGCAAGGGAGAATATTGCGCTGAGCCGCAAGCGGCTGACGCGCCGCCGGTGATTTCTTTGCCGCTGAATGACGGGACTTTTTTCGACGTGTCGGAGAACGACAGGGCCAAATGGTCGCAGCTCTATCCGAACGTTGACGTTCTGCAACAGCTTAGAAACATGGCGGGGTGGTGCGATGCAAACCCTGCAAGGCGAAAAACTCGAGGAGGAATTAAGCGTTTCATCACCGCTTGGCTTGCCAGAGAGCAGGACAAGGGCGGAAAAGCGCCGCAAAATAAGCCGTTTGTCTACGACTACGGCAACACGGAGGGAAGCCTATGAACGTTGACGCATTGATCGACAGTATCGCGAAAAAGGCCGAGCCTGTGCGTGATCTGGTCGACTACGAGAAAGACGGGTTGCTGTACTGCGGCCATTGCAACACACCGAAGCAGTGCCGCATCCCCATCGGAGGGAACGTTCGCCTTGTCGGGTGTCAGTGTGCTTGCGCGGCACGAGAGTACGAGGCCGAGAAAAAAGCACGCGCGGACCGCGAAAAGCGACTGCGCATCGAAACGCTGCGTGCTGACGGAATCCGCGACAAGAGCCTGACGGCGTGCCGGTTCGATACGGCAACGATGAGCGAGGAAATCGTCAAGTGTAAGCGCTATGCCGACGCATGGGACGATATGCGGCGCGAGAACAGCGGCTTGCTGCTGTGGGGCAACACCGGAAACGGGAAGACCTTCGCGGCGGCGTGCATCGCCAACGAGCTGATTGACCGCGGGATTCCGGCGATGATTACGAGTTTCCCGCGAATCCTCAATGCGGGATATGACAAGCAGGAAATCATCGAGCAGGTGCGATACTACCCACTGTTGGTGATCGATGATCTTGGTGCAGAGCGCAGCAGTGATTATGCGCTGGAAACGGTCTACATGGTCATTGACGAGCGCTACAAGTCCAAAAAGCCATTGATCGTGACCACCAACCTGACGCTGGACGAAATCTGCAATCCCAAGAACATGGCCTATCAGCGCATTTATGACCGTGTGCTGGAAATGTGCGCACCTTTGGTATTTCGCGGAGACAGCATTCGGCGCAGAAAGGCGAAGGAACAGCTCAGTTTCGTCAAGTCGGTTTTGGAGGGAAATGCATGAAAAACGGGATATGGACGGTGGATACGGCGCGGCTGTGCTGGGCCTGCCAGCAGGAAATGGCCCACGAGTACATCATCCAGCCCACCCGCGAACAGCGGCGCGACCCGGTGAAGGATCGCTGGGAGAGCGGCGTGTGTGAGCGCTGCGGGCGGAAACAGAGCATGACCAAGCTGCGGAGGTACACGATGAACAAACGAGGATTGGAGAAAAGAGGCCTGGAGAATGGGCTTGAAAAGTAGCGATCTGGCGCGGCTGGCACCGGCGGCGCAGAAGCAGGTCATGGAGGTCATGGAGAAGATGCAGAAGCAGGGGAAGTACAAGGCACAGAAGACGCGGCGCGGCAAGCTGACCTTTGACAGCAAGAAGGAGGCGGAGCGCTACGATGCGCTGATGATGCTGCAAAAGGCCGGGGAGATACGCGGGCTGAAATTGCAGGTGCGGTACTGCTTGCAAGAGGCGTACACGACGTTTGAGGGCGACCGCGTGAAAAGTATCGACTACATCGCGGACTTCGTGTACGAGCGCAGAACGGCTCCTGACAGCTACGGACAGCGGTACTGGCTGCCGGTGGTGGAGGACGTGAAGGGTGTGCGGACGCGGGAGTATGCCGTGAAAGCAAAGCTGTTCCGCAATCGGTACGGCTACGCCATCCGGGAGGTGTGACATGGGCAAGCAGCATTTGAGCCGGGACGACCGGATCTTTATGGACGGCAAGCGCAGAGGTACGCAGGAGTGCATGGACATGGTGGCGATGGCGCTCATCGACAAGTGCGGCTGGCACGTCCAGGAGGAGACAGCGGACAGCCGGGACACGCAGAGCATCGCGTATCTGTACGAGTGCCTGGAAAAGATCACACAGGAGATAAACGAAGGCCGCATCAAGCGGAAGCACATCAAGGACGTGCTGAAGGATGAGTGCGGCGTTGTGTTTGGGGATTAGGAGGTGACGCGCCATAAGGCACTTGGGAGATATTACAAAAATCAACGGCGCGGAGATCGAACCGGTATGGGTGGTGACGGGCGGAAGTCCCTGCCAAGATTTATCCATCGCTGGGAAACGCGCCGGTTTGGCGGGAGCGCGAAGCGGCCTGTTTATGGAGCAGGTACGCATCGTAAAAAAAATGAGAGCGGAGGACAAAAGGAATGGACGGACAGGTAACATGGTCCGACCTCGGTTTCTCGTTTGGGAGAACGTTGTCGGAGCATTCAGCAGCAACAAAGGAAAAGACTTCGCAGCCGTGCTGGAAGAAATTGCGCGTATCGCAGAACCAGGATTTTCTCTATCTGGACTGCCGGACAAGCAAAAATGGACAAAAGCAGGAGCCATTGACGGTGATGGGTGGTCTATCGCTTGGCGAACTCACGACGCTAAGGACTGGGGAAAAACCATCCGAGACAGCCGTACAGGAAATGTTATCCGTCTGGGGACCCCACAGCGTCGCCGAAGAATCTCGGTTGTCGCAGATTTTGGAGGTGAATCCGCTGCCCAAATACAATTTGACCGCGAAAGCGTGTCTGGGCATCCTGCGGAGAGCGGAGCGGCGGGGGAAGGATTTGCCGGAGCGGCTGAAAGCGGTGCTTCTTATGCAGTCCGCATCAGGGGGGGCTGTGACGGAGGAGGAAAAGGCGCGTTAGTGCAGACGGAGAAAAGCGGAACGCTTGGTACGGGCAACGATCAGACGATATTTGCGGCTATCCCCATCAACGACAAAGCCACCAGATGGCAGGGCGGCGGAGAGAGCCGCAACCACGATGGCAGCGGCAACGGTCTTGGCATCGGCAAAGAGGGCGACCCATCCCCCACGCTGACCGCTGGCGACCGCCACGGGTTAATGTGTATGAATCCTTGGGATGCGCAGAGCGCAAGGGTGTACGATCAGGATGGCGCATGGCACAGCTTGAATGCCAACGAAAACGGCGGCATGGCGCGGGACAGTGTATTGTGTGCCGGTTTTAAGCTGGGCAATAGTGAACAGGCGCGGAGCATCGGCTATCAAGAGGAACTGTCTCCTACACTGAACGCCGAGTGCGGCGGGAATAAGCCCACGGTGGTGGCGCTGGACATGACACACGCCTGTGACGTCATCCGAGAGTGTGGGGAGCAAGTCCCGGCGTTGCAGGCGAGGATGGGCACGGGCGGAAATCAAGTGCCGCTTACATACCAGATGAACGGGTTTGGAGATTACCGCGCCGCCGAGGTTGCAAGCAGTTGCAAGCAACGGGACTTTAAGGACAGCACAGACCTTGTGTGCGCCGTTGACTGCCGCAATTCCCGAGAGGGCGGAGAGGTAAACGGTACGCTGCAAGCAAAAGAAAGCGGCGGGCAAAGTCTAAACCTGAATAATACAATCCGGCAGAACATGGTGGTGCGCCGCCTGACGCCGATGGAATGTGAGCGGCTGCAAGGATTCCAGGACGGATGGACAGATATTGGAGATTGGGTTAAAACAGATAAACGCGGGCGCGAAATAAAAGTGAAAGGAAGTGCGGACAGCCCACGGTACAAGGCACTGGGCAACTCCATCGCCCTGCCATTTTGGGACTGGATGCTGCGGCGTATGGCGCGGTATTTGCCGGAGGGCGCGACGCTGGGGAGCTTATTTGATGGCATAGGCGGCTTCCCGCTGATCTGGGAGCGCATACACGGTAAAGGTACGGCGCGGTGGGCAAGCGAGATCGAGCCGTTCCCCATCGCCGTGACAAAGAAACATTTTCCAGAGGAGGAATGACATGACAAGAGACGAGATCGTGACCGCGCTGCGGTGCCATTGTGTTGCAATAGAAACCGGGGCGTGCCCAAAGGATAAGTGCCCTTCGTTTGAAAGGCCGGCGCGTTATAAATGCGGTGGTGTGGTTTGTGGGGAAGCCGCTGACCTAATTGAGAACCAGCAGCGGCACATCGAGGCACTGATGAAAGCCAACGCCGGACTGCGGGACACCGTACTGCGGCGGGATGCGCAGATCGCGGACATGAGTGATGGACTTGCGCAGTTTGCCAAGGCCGTGGCGGTGAAGGAGAAGAAGTAAATGGACGCTTTAGAATTTTTGAGAGAGCGCAAGAGAATGTGTGACTCATACACGGGTTGTAAGGGTTGCCCATTTGACGATAGTAAATGCGTTATCGATAGCACCCTCTCCGATGATGATGATTGCGAGAGAATTGTCGCTACCGTCGAGCAGTGGTCGAAGGAGCACCCGCGCAAGACGCGGCAGAGCGTGTTTCTGGAGCAGTGGCCGAACTGCATGATGGGCGATGATGGCGTTGTCGGGATGTGCCCAAGAAATGTTGACAAGATGTATGTCTGCAATTTAAGCCAATTTGCTGAGTGCACAGACTGCCGCCGTGAGTTTTGGATGCAGGAGGTGGAGTGATGGTTATCCCCAATTACATTCGCTCAAAGATGCACCTATGCGCCAGCCATGCCAGTCAGGCAGAAAAATACGTCCTTGAGGTTGCTAATTGGCTTGAGAAACACGGTGTTGATGTCGAGTCCATCAGCAATGGCGACGGTACATCATTCGATGAACTGTTGTATGGTAATGACGTGACTGACGAACTGTGTCACCGCATTGAGAAAATGGAGGTGGAGTGATGGAACGACTGACATACCGCGATAAAGACGGATTCCCGATGATGAAAAAACGTGGTGGATTTAAACAGGGAGGCGTTGAGCGCCTTGCCGCCTACGAGGACACGGGGCTGACGCCGCAGGAAGTCATCAGTATGCAGGGCGAGTGGCGCGCAATGATGGCTGCGTTGAACAGCATCGGTGGAGGTTATACCCGCTTACGCGAACTGGCCGCGGCCGACAAGGAATGTCGGCTTGTGGTGCTGCCATGCAAGGTGGGCGATAAATTATACAGAGTGTTCGACGGAAATATCTCAGAACATGAAGTCCAAAACATGAAATACTTCGCAAGGCAAGGACGGTTGGGCATTGATATGACCCCGTTCTTCCCAGATGCGGGAAGGTTCATAGGCAAGACCGTATTCCTCACCCGCGAGGAGGCGGAGAAAGCATTGGAGGCGATGAAGAATGAGTAAGGCTGTTATGCTGAGCATCCGCCCAAAGTGGGTGGAGAAGATTGCCAACGGCGAAAAGACGATTGAGGTCAGAAAGAACCGGCCCAAGCTGGCCCCGCCCTTCAAGTGCTATATCTACTGCACAGCGGAAAGGGCTGGGTATGATGCGCTCTGGGTTCTGGACGCTCCAACAAGAGAAAAATACTCGTTTATGGCGGTGTCTGCTTACTTAGAGAACCCAAATGGTGCAAGCAAAGGAAATGGCAAGGTCATTGGAGAGTTTACCTGTGAGCGAATCGTCCCGATCACATACGATGGCGGCAGGCTATGGTGTCCGACAAATGCCGCCTTTTCCCCTGCGACGTGCTTATCTCAGGCAGAAATTATAGCTTATATCGGCGATAAGGGGCGTTGTTACGGCTGGCATATTTCCGACTTGCGCATTTATGATACGCCGCGTGATCTGGGTGAGTTTATCGGCTTACGGACAATGAAAAACGGCTTTGAGCTGTGGGAACTTGACCGCCCGCCGCAGAGCTGGTGCTATGTGGAGGCGATGGAGGAAGAAGAAACGGAATGAAATTTCTGGTGACACTGGCGCTGGACGCGCCGAATGACGCGGATCCGCAGGGGATCAAGGAAAAAGTGGCGATGGACTTTGAAAAGTATGGCGGCGTGCGCGTGGTCAAGGTCGAGCGCGTGGAAGAGTATCAACAGATGACGATGGAGGTGCAAAATGGCAATTAACGTAAAGAAGTACACCAAAGACCAGATGGCGAAGATGGTGGAGGACGCGCAGGCAGAAGTGCAGGAATTGAAGTGGGTAAACGCCGCACTGACCGAGCAGATCAGCCAAATGAACGGTGAGGCCATCACCCGCGAGAATGTGATTGCGAATCTGAAAGCGGACGCGGGCGCACTGCGAAACAAGCTCGATGCCATCGAGGCGGCGCTTGGGAGGGCGAATACAGATGCCCAGTTCCGGACACCGAAGGCGTGTGCCGTCACGAGGACAGGAGATGAAGAATGAGCACGTTTCCTGACCGTTTGCGGAGATTGCGCGAACGCCACCAGTTAAAGCGCTGTGTGTTATCTGAGCTGTGCGGGCTCAACCGCAACACGATCAAACGATACGAGATGGGGACACAGAAACCGTCAATGGACGCGCTGATAAGCATTGCCGACTATTTCGGTGTGTCGATTGATTACTTGCTTGGAAGGTCGGACTACCCAAAAAGTTTATAAAAATATTTTGCAAAACTCACTTATAAGTGAGTCAGGGGATTGCAGTAATGGGAAAATTGAACCGCAGAGGTGTAAAAGCCTTTGCGGTTCTCTCGTTTATGGCGTTTACCTCCTGCGCCATACGCGGGGCACGGTGCTTTTTATCTTTTCACACCGTCCCCCGCAACATGCCGCACGCGCGATGCAGCCCACAATCATGGCCGAGAGGTCGCACCTCTCATGCGGCACAGAACCCCGCGCACCTCTCAACGATGTGTCCCAGCGGGTACATATGCGGCATAGGTTCCCCGTAAGGGGAGACCGCAGCGAGTGACGGGGACTTTCCCCGAAGCGCTAAAGCAGGGCAGGACTGCAACGCCGTACCAGATGTATGCTACCGCATTGCGGCACGGAAGGGTAAGACCGCTACAAGGGGCTTGCATGTGCGCTGTACGAAAGCGGCATGCCGAAGAATATTTATTGGGCTGGCACCGGCTTGTGTAAAAGAAACGGATGCGACCGACGTACCGGCGCAGGGCTGAAAAGTTCCGTGGGATACCGGCATTGCTGCACTCTGCGCGAGTGCCGAGGCGTTCAATGGATGTGGTGTGGTGGCGGCAATCGTATGATTAGGCCGCTGTGTAAGCAATTCAAACAGAGCGCAATGCCGGGACCTGTGAAAAGAATAACGCCCAATGTGGGTGGCGTTGGTGCCCTTCGGGGCGGGTAAAGTCTGCTATGTAAGGCCAAGGGGCGGGGGCTGGTAGCAAAAAAAATAATTTGACAACGCTTATCGGCGTATCAAAGCGGTAATAAACTGTAACGGGCGGATGGAATTAGACCGCAGCACGACAGCAATTAACGCAAGGAATGTAAGCAGAAGCAAAGCAAATGTAAGTAATTGCAAGCAAAATGTTTACATCGCATAGCTCAGAGAGAGAAAAGAAAAGCCCCCTTGTCTCCCCCTCTCTTCTTCTCCCCCTTGCAACCCCCGTATTATCTTACCCCCTATAATCCCCCAAAAGAAAAGAGAGAGAGCGACATTTTGCGCGCGAGAGCGACGAGGTGATAACATGGCTGCGCGTCTGACAGACCGGCAGAAAAAGAAAATACTGGCGGACTATGTGCAGACGAACAATTATAGCGCCACCGCCAGAATGAACAATGTGTCGGCGACCTCAGTGAAAAACCTTGTGCGAGGGAATGCCGACATTGTGAAAATGTGCGAACAAAAAAAAGAAGAGAACACGGTGGAAATGCTGGCTTTTATGGAATCTCGCAAAGGCGAGATGCAAAAAGCCATTGATTTGCACTTAAAAGCACTAACTGACCCCGAAAAAATTAAGGCAGCGGCATTGAGCCAAATTGCTACGTCTTTCGGAATCATCGTTGATAAGGCGACTAAAAATACCGCTGGCAGCAATGACAGCCTTAATAAGCTGGACGGTCTGATTAAGGAGTTTAGGGATGCTGTTAAGCCAGAAACAAACTGAATTTGTTGTTAATTGCGGTCATCGCTGGAATTTCAAGGGCGGGGCTACGCGTAGCGGAAAAACATATCTCGATTTTAAGTGGATTCTCCCCATGCGGATTCGCGAACGCGTCGGAAAAGATGGGCTCACGGTAATTTTAGGCGTTACAAAATCAACTATTGAGCGCAATGTGTTAGAGCCTATGCGGAACATATACGGGGCGGATTTGGTAGGAGCAATATCAAGCGATAATACCGCGTGGATATTTGGAGAAAAGTGCTATTGTTTGGGCGCAGAAAAGGTCTCTCAAGTTTCCAAAATTCGAGGCGCGTCTATTAAATATTGCTACGGGGACGAAGTTGCGGATTGGTCGGAAGAAGTCTTTTCGCTCCTAAAAAGCCGCCTCGATAAAGAGTATTCCTGCTTTGATGGTACATATAATCCGCAGTATCCAAGCCATTGGCTGAAAAAATTCCTTGATAGCGATGCGGATATTTTCAGCCAAACGTACACGATTGATGATAACCCGTTTCTTCCTCTTGCGTTTGTTGAAAACCTAAAAAAGGAATACGAAGGAACGGTTTATTATGATCGATATATTAGAGGGCTGTGGATAGCTGCGGAGGGAGTTGTTTACAAGGACTTTGCAAACGACACAGAAAAGTATCTGGTTGATGATCCTATCAAATGGGCGGAAGAAAACGATACAAAGTTCTCGGTTATTTCCATCGGCGTTGATTTCGGCGGCACGAAATCCGCGACAAAGTTTCAGGCGACCGGGATTACAAAAGATTATCGTGTGGTCGCGCTTGAAGAGGAATACATCAAGAACGAAGAGATTGACCCTGACGCTCTGAACCGGCGCTTTGCTACGTTTGTCCAGATGGTTACGACAAAGTATGGATATAGCCAGACGCGAGCAGATAGCGCGGAAACGGTGCTGATTCGCGGGTTAGATCATACCGCGCAGAAGATGCACCTAGGCACGCAGGTCAAGAACGCAATGAAACTACAAATTACAGATAGAATCAGGCTCGTGGTGCTGCTGATGAAGCAGGGGAGATTCAAGGTTTCGCGAAACTGCCCGCATCTGATAGATGCATTGCAATCTGCAATTTATGATCCTGACAAGTTCGAGGACGAGCGTCTTGACGATGGAACATCTGATATTGACAGTCTTGACGCATTTGAGTACAGCATTGAGCCTTATTACAAAGACCTGGAACGTGCTGGTCACATGATGGGACGGTGAAAGAGTGAATATTCGCAGAGCACTTAAAGAATTGGGCTTTGACACGATCAATAGCAAGTTCTACGACCTGATCGACGTATGGAAATCATGGTATGACGGCGATGTAAAAGACTTCCACAGTTATACGGTGTGGAATGGCATCGAAGAACTGGAATGCCACAGATATTCTGTCAACATGGGCAAGAAAGTCTGCGAGGACTGGGCAAACCTGCTGATGAACGAGCGCGTGAATATCACGCTTGAGGGCAAGAAGGAGCAGGAATTTGTAGATGCGATTCTTGCTGATAATAATTGGGAAGTCAAATCCAATGAATTGCAGGAGCGGAAATCCGCTGTTGGTACAGTTGCTTATGTTCCAATCATGGAGGATATGAGCGTTGACCCTGATACAGCAGAGATCGCTAATCCCGGAAGAATTCATATCAACTATGTAACCGCTGCAAATATCTACCCGCTGACGTGGGACAATGGCATTATTCGTGAGTGCGCTTTCGCGTGGACAAAACGAGTTGATGATACGGAATACACCTACATTCAGGTGCATCGGCTGAGCGGCGGCGAATACGACATTGAAAACCACCTGTACGATGCGGAGGAAGTTCCATTAACCAGCGTGAGAGGATTTGAAGCAATCCCCCCTGTTGTCCACACAGGAAGCGCCAAGCCGCAGTTTGTCATTGACCGTCTGAACATTGCGAACTCTGATGAAGACAACCCTATGGGAGTTGCAGTGTTCGCTTCCGCCATCGACCAGCTCAAAAGCGTTGATATTACATACGATAGTTATGTGAATGAATTTGTGCTGGGGAAAAAGCGCATCGTGGTACAGCCGGAAGCAACAAAGGACATCAATGGTAGGCCAGTCTTTGATAAGCGCGAAACGGTTTACTACGTTCTACCGGAAGATCGCGCATCTGATGGAAACATTTTGCAGCAGGTTGATATGACACTGCGCACAGCAGAGTTTAACACCGGTATGCAAGATATGCTCAACATATTGTCGAGCAAATGCGGCTTTGGCGAGAATCATTACAAATTTGATCAGACAAGCATTGCTACGGCTACACAGGTCATTAGTGAGAATAGCACCATGTTCCGCACAATCAGGAAGCATGAAATTATCCTCGAGCAAGCGATCACGGAGCTGTGTCGCATTCTGCTTCGCATGGGCAATCGCTATATGGACGCAGGACTTGATGAGGAAGTCGAAATCTCCATTGACTTTGATGACAGCATCATTGAGGACAAAGACGCCGAGTTTAACAAAGAGGAACGGATGCTTTCTGACAGTATTATGAATGATTGGGAAGCTCGTATGCGCTGGTTTAATGAAGACGAGGCGACCGCAAAGGCGGCGCTGCCGAAGATGCAGGACATGACAACCGAAGGAGAACAGGAGGTAGAATGATGGGTGGTCGTGGTAGTTCGGGCAGCGGGGCTGGAACCGGCGGCGGATTTAGATTGCCAACACTAAGCGGGAGCGAAAAACAAGTTTCTTGGGCAAAAGATATTTTAACGCACCCTTATAATATCATGGGGTCTTATGCAAAAGCTTTCGAAAGACAAGCGGATGCTTTTGATAAGGGTGGGAAAGGGTATGGAGACGCAGAAAGGCAAACAGCAGATGCATACAAAGCCGCCCAAAAAAGATATGCGCAGGAAGTAAAAAGCCTGGGGAAAATGGGTGATCTTTTATGGCAAAGTTCCGGAGGAATGCGACTGGAATGTGATTCGCATAAAACCGCATTACGACGAGATTGTGAAACGGAGGAAAGCAAATGAAATATCCGTTTCGGCCGGAAGTTCTTGATGCGCTGCCGGAAGAACTGGCAGAGCTGTACCGTGGACTTGAGGACACGCTGCTGATGGAGATATGCTCCCGCCTGAAGCTGCGGGACGAGCTGAACGAGGTCACGGTTCAGGACATCAAGGCGCTGCGGTCACACGGAATCGATCTGAAAGAGATTGAGAAAGCCATACGCCAGACTACCGGCATCAGCGAAAAAAAGCTGAACGAGCTGATAGACGATGTTGTAGACCGCAACCAGAAGTATTACACCGAGGTCATAGACCTTGCCCGTGTAACACAGCCAGAAACGCTTGTAGATGCGGCTACAGTGGATGCAATTAAGCGGCAGACCAATGATACATTCCGCAATTTAACGGCTTCTATGGGTTTTCTTGTGGGCAACACGATGCTAAAGCCTGCTCGTGCTTATCAGTGGGCTTTGGATAATGCAGAAATGCAGATTCAGAGCGGCGCGATCAGCTACAATCAGGCTATCAAAACGGCAGTAAAGCAGCTTGCAGACAGCGGATTGAAGGTAGTTGACTATGAGAGCGGGCATCGAGATCAAATTGATGTGGCGGTGCGCAGAGCAGTAATGACTGGCGTAAATCAAATTTGCGCTAAATATACGGAGCAGTCAGCGCAGTATCTCGAAACTCCGCATTTCGAGGTTTCCGCCCATGCTGGCGCGAGAGATAAGCCGGGGCCGTCACCGTGGTCAAGTCATAAGGATTGGCAAGGCAAGGTTTACAGTATTCGCGCAAATGACATTTACCCGAGCATTTACGAAGTGTGCGGCCTCGGCGCTGTCGATGGGCTGGAAGGAGCCAACTGCCGCCACCGCCGCAACGTTTGGGTTGAGGGCGTAAGTGAGCGCACATATACAGACGAACAGCTTGCCCATATTGATGATGATCTCGGCTGCGAGTTTGATGGAAAGAAATACACCGCATACGAAGCGACACAGATGCAGCGGCGCGTTGAGCGCCAGATTATCAAGCAGGACAGGCTTGTAACGGCGTATAAGGCAAGTGGGCAAAAGGACGAATATTACGCCGCAAATGCGAAACTTGTAAGACTGATCGCCAAATATAAGGCTTTTAGTGAAGCATCGGGGTTGCCGCTGCAATGGGAAAGGATGAAGGTACTATATTGAGAGTTAGTGTTAGAGGATATGAGGGCGTTTTAGCCAGACTTGAGAGCACAGTCAAATTTACAGATAATTTTTACGGAAAAGCTTCTTTGGAGTTGCTCTATTGCGTCACCATTTTGTGCAATAATGATGTGCTCGTAAAAATTGATGAGGTGAAACCGAGTGAAATTAAGGTGATCTCATGAGCTTTGACGAAGCCATCAAAACCGTGCAGGCTATCCTCAAGCGCGGTAACGATGTGGAAATCCGACGCAAGGGCGATGGGTACATTGTCTTAGAGGTCAAGAAAACAATCAAATACAGCACTTCCGCGCAATAGGGCGCGGGAAAGGGCAATAGGAGCCAACTTGTAAGGATTTCTTACAGGTTGGCTCTTTTTCTTTTAGGAGGCAACGCATGGCTAACAGCAAAGTCAACATTTTAAGCACGGATTACGAAATTGTCGTTAAAAAGTACGGCGACGATGAGGCGTTTGAGCGCAGGAGCATTGACGGATATTGCGACCACCTTTTGAAGCAAATCGTAATTTGCGACATGACGACCTATAAGGGTTGGGAAAACGAGCCAGTAGAAACGGCAAGAGAGGCGCAAAAGCAAACGTTACGGCATGAAATTGTACACGCATTTTTCAGCGAAAGCGGTCTTTCGGATAGCGGGCTTTCTTTTGAAGGGGCATGGTGCAAAAACGAGGAGCTTGTCGACTGGATCGCATGGCAAGGGCCAAAAATCCACAAGGCGTGGGAAATGGCAAACGCAATTTAAAACAGGTAAACACCGCGAGGTACAGCGGTTTTTATACAACGTTCGCCCCCGAAGAATTGGGGCCAAGGAAAAGGAGAACGAATAACATGGCGAAATTTACGAGAGCGGAAATCAGAAATATTCTCGGCGAGGCTTGCACCGAAGAGATCGAAAATCGCTTGGTTGCGCTGCATCTGGGCGTGGTTGACCCCCTCAAGGACGATCTCACGAAGTACAAGGCGGACGCGGAGAAGCTGCCCGGCATCCAGAAGGAATTGGACGACCTCAAGTCGGCAGGTGACGGCGGTTACAAGGAAAAGTACGAGAAGGAACACTCGGCCTTTGAAGCCTTTAAGACCGACATCACGGCAAAGGAACGCAAGGCGGCAAAGGAAAAGGCCGTGCGTGCTTACTTTGAGAGCAAAAACATCACCGGCGCGAATCTCGACCTTGCTATGCGCGGCTGCGGCGAAGAAATGGCCGCATTGGAGCTGGACGGAGAAAAGATCAAGGACACCAAGTCTCTTGATGCGCTCGTAGACGGCACTTACAAGGGGCTTGTCTCCAAGCAGACCGTTCGCTTCGACACTGGCGCGCGCTTTAACGGCGGCGGGAAACCGATGACAAAGGACGAGATCATGCAAATCACTGACAGAGCGGAGCGGCGCGCTGCAATCGCCGCAAATATGGATTTGTTTAGAAAGGAAGAATAAAAATGGCTGCTGATCCTAAACTCATTAAGAAAGCTGACCTCGCGCGTGTGCGCGAAATTGAATTTACCGAAACGTTCGGCTATTCCATCAAAAAGCTGATGGAGGCCTTGGGTGTGACCCGCAAGATCGCAAAGCAGGCTGGAACTGTGCTCAAGAGCTACAAGGCCACTGGCACGCTGGAGAGCGGCGCTGTTGCTGAGGGTGAGACCATCCCCCTTAGCAAGTACAAGACCGAAGCCGTGAACTACAAGGAGATTACGCTTAAGAAGTGGCGCAAAGCCACCTCTGCCGAAGCAATCACAGATCGCGGCTACGATCAGGCGGTAGAGATGACTACCGACGAAATGCTCAAGGACGTCCAGAAGGGTATCCGAAAAGACTTTTTCGACTTCCTCGCAACCGGTACGGGCACGGCATCTGGTGCGACCTTCCAGGCAACCTTGGCACAGGCATGGGGCCAGCTGCAGGTGCTGTTTGAAGATGACGAGATCGGTGCGGTGTATTTTCTGAACCCGCTGGACGTTGCTGACTACCTCGCAAGCGCAAACATTACCTTGCAGACCGCGTTCGGCATGACTTACGTTGAGAACTTCCTCGGCCTTGGCACCGTGATTCTCAATTCCAGCGTTCCCAAGGGCAAGATTTACGCCACCGCCAAGGACAACATTGTCCTGTACTACATTCCTGTGAACGGCGCTGATCTTGGCGAGGTGTTCGATTTCACCACCGACGCCACCGGCTATATCGGTATCCATGAGGAGCCCGATTACACCAACATGACCGCATCTGACACCGTTATCAACGGCATGGCTCTTTTCGCTGAGCGTATCGACGGCGTGGTGGTCGGCTCTATCACTCCGGCGGTGGGGGGCTAACTGAACTGCTGAATGAGCCTGACCCTGACACCCCGGCTTTCTCCGACATGACAAAAGCTGAAATGCTTGCGTATGCCGATGAAAACGGGGTGGAAGGGGTCAGCAGTTCGATGAAAAAGGCTGAAATTCTCGCAGTTTTGGAAGGAGGGCACTGATGACTTACGCAGACTTTGAATACTACTCCGGCACCTATATGGGCGCTGTGAGTGAAAATGACTTCCCGCGTCTTGTTGTCCGCGCTGGCTCCTTCCTCGATTATTACACGCGCAACAAAGCTAAAGACCACGCCGATCTTGATGCGGTTAAGATGTGCTGCTGTGCGCTGGTTGACAAGTATGCGGTCATCGAGGCGGCGCAGGCGCTTGCCGTGAAAACTCTTGCAAACGCCGCGGCAAATGACGCGGAAGTCAAAAGCGAAACGGTAGGCAGTTATTCCAGAACGCTTGCGACGGGCGGGGAATCCGCGCTGTCTGCGCTCAATGCGACGGACGGGGCGAAGAAACTGCTTGCGGAAACGTGCATGGAATACCTTGCACATACCGGGCTGCTGTATCGCGGAGGTGGTTGTAGATGTATGCTCCCCACACTGTAACGATTTACAACGTCGTGCAGGAGACTGACCCGGCGACGCTTGATGAGGTCGAGAAGGTTTATACCACAATCCTGCGTGGCGTGATGCTGCAAGCGTCGAAGGGCGTGAACGTGCGCGAAAGCGGCCTTGAGAGCGCGGACGCTGTAAATTTGTATATCCCGTTCTCCGTGGAAGCAGTGGACGGTAAGACGGGCGCTGCAAAGGCTTACGCAAAACCGCAGGAGTTCGCCAAAGCCGCAGACAGAAGCGGACTATGGACGCTCTCGTATAACGGCAATGGCGGCGAGACGGTGTTTGTTAAGGGTGAGTTTATCTCCGACAATATGACCGTCGTGCAGTATCACGATGACTGCTACAACGTGACCAAGGTTGATGCTATGGACTACGGTAGCCCCGATATGCAGCACTGGGAAGTCGGAGGTGCGTAATGGGCATCAAGTTTTCCGTGCATACCGATGGGATGGACGCTGTCAGGGAAAAGCTGTCGCAAGGTTGCAGCAAGGCCGAACATGTTCTTGCTCAGCAAATACGGGCGGATACAGACCCGTTTGTTCCTGCGTTAACCGGTAGTTTGGCAAACAGGACGCGAATTGAGGGATATACCGCTGGGGACTATGAACCATCTGGCGGAAACGTTATCGTTTACCCCGGCCCTTACGCAAGGTTTTTGTATTACGGAAAAGTAATGGTCGACCCAAACACCGGCAGCACATACGCCCCAAAGGGAGGAACAAAAGTAGTTACAGATCGCAACTTGGTATTTAACAAGGCGATGCATCCGCAGGCGCAGGCTCATTGGTGCGAAGCATCTAAAGCACAGAACCTTGATAAGTGGTTGCGCGTGGCAGAAAAGGCGGTGAAGAAGTACGGAACAGGTTAAAAAGACGGTCTCGGCAGCGGAAGAGGATCAAGTCTCCCGAAAGTTGCTTGCGTGGTTAAACACATTCCCTGACAAGCCGGTTGATTTGATTCGGTTCGAATTTCTTCCCGCCGATACTGCGGCGATGGCGCTGTCTACGATTCAGGCGGCATACATCGTACAAAAATACATCCTCGGTGGATATCAGGCGGAATACCAATTCAAGGTCATCTACCGAATGAAACCGGGGAATAGCAACGACAAACGGCTCAAAACTGACGAGCTGCTTAACGCCTTGGGCGATTGGGCGGCAAGCGAGACACCGCCTGACATTGGCGACGGGCGCCGCGTCATTCGCATTGAGCCGACAACGCGATCCTCTCTTTTTGCCGTGTATGAGAATGGCGACGAGGATCACCAAATCCTTATGAAAATGAACTACGAGGTGATTAAAAATGGCTGATATGACCTTTAACACAACGGCGGGGCAGACCGTAGACCGCGAACTTCTGATCGCGTACCTCAACACGGGCGAAACCGGGACCCCCACGTGGTCGCCCCTCGGTACGCGCGTCACGGATTCCAGCATGGAATACGACTGGCAGGAAGATTCCTCGAAGGATATCCTTGGCACGACGCGCACGACCATGAAGAAACCCATCATCACGCAGACCTTTGACCCGTCTGATCTGGACGCTGGGGATCCCGCCATCGTCAAGGTTTGGAATCTCGCGGTTAAGGAGCAGAACGCGGCGGCGCTGGCGAATCAGGATGTGCTGATTGTCCACGCTTATGCAGGCACGGCAAAGACCGCAGTATTTGCGGAACGCTATTCGTCCTGCATGGTCAAACCCTCTTCCCTCGGCGGCGAGGGTGGCGGCTTTATCGGTATGCCTATCGACGTGACGCTTGGCGGCGCGCGCACGGTCGGCACTGCCGCTATCTCCGGCAGCACGGTTACTTTTACCGAGGGCGAATAACAAATAGAGGGCTGGCGTCTGTCAGCCCTCATTTTGGAGGAATATATGGAACTCACTTTTGATTCCGGTGTAAAGGAATATACCATTCGCGGCGTGAACGGCATCGTGACGGTGTACTTCAACCCTGCGGATGTTAACTTTGCAAAGAAAGCATATAAAACCTTTGATGACCTGCGCAAGAAGCAGGAGACCCGTGCAAAGACGCTTGAAAAAGATATCCCCGATGATGAGCTTTTCGACATGGTTGATTCTCTTGACAAGGAAATGCGCAGCATCATCAATGACTTGTTCGGGCAAGACATTGCTGATACGCTTTTTGGCAGCGTCAATGCCTATTCCGCGGCCAACGGTGCGCCGGTTTGGCAGAACTTTATGACCGCCATCATCGAACAGTTTGATGAGGCAGTAAAGCGCGAACAGGCGCTTGCCGATGAGAAAATCCGCAAGTATACGCAGAAATACCGTAAATGATGTACGATCTTCCAACGTCGCTGAACGTCTGCGGCGTTGACTATGAAATCCGCTCAGACTATCGCGCGTCACTGGACGTGCTGGCGGTATTTGCTGCGGCCGATCTGACCAACGAGCAGAAAGCGCTTGCGGCTCTGGATATCTTTTATCCGGACTTCTTAAAAATGCCGGATGAGCACATTCCAGAAGCCGTGAAACAAATGACGTGGTTTCTCGACTGCGGGGATGAGGGCGATAATCGCAAGCGGCCTAAGTTGATGGACTGGGAGCAAGACTTTCAATACATCGTGGCCCCCATCAATCGTGTTGTGGGGCAAGAGGTCCGCGCAATGCCTTATTTCCATTGGTGGTCATTCGTCTCGGCGTACTACGAAATCGGGGATTGTTTGTTTGCAAACATCGTTCGAATTCGCAACCTGAAAGCAAAAGGAAAAACGCTCGACAAGTCGGATCGAGAATTTTACCGAGAAAACAGGCGGCTTGTAGATATAAAGAAGCCGATGACAGAAGAAGAAAACGACACAATCAATGCGTGGTTGGGCAAAAAAACGCCCGACGCAAAATAGCATCGGGCGAAGATGGTTACTTATTTGCAATGAATTCAATTTCGTTTCCAGACCAAAAGTCGGGAGTAAAGCGGATTTCAATTTCTTCCCAGTCTTTGGGGACTTCGTATCCGACAACACCGGTCATTTTCTTGCCGGCAGCAACGGCTCCATCTAACTGGGGTTTATCGGTTGCGATGGTGGCCGAAATGCTCAGATTTGTCGAGTAGTCATCAACATAGGCGTTGAACGATGCGATAGAGCTAACGGCAATATCTTTATCCGACTGGTTATCAATGGAGAATTCACAAAGCAAAAACACATTGCCATCATCAGGGGTGTTGAACTGCGATCCATTGCTTTCGGTGCAGGAATCAAACTTTACACTGACCCCGTTTAGCTCGGCAGTTTCTCCAACGCTAAACGTTTGTTTCTCCGCGCTGGGATCATCGCCTATGTCGTTTAATGCGGCGGCGATCATGCAAATGCCGAAAATAGCAATGATAATCCCCAGCACTGGGTGGCGCTTTTTCTGCTTGGCTCCACACTGCGGGCAAGCGGTAGCGGATTTTGCGATAGATGCCCCGCATACCTTGCAAGTAGTCATCTTATCCATTTTTCAGTCCTCCTTGCCATTATTTATGGCTGCTTGGATGATATCACGCAAAAAACCAAAAAGCAAGAAGGTGATATTGTGGCTGACGGCGAAGTCGTATTTGAAGCGACTATTAGCGACAAAAAACTCCATCAGGAGTTGAACAAAGTAAAAAGCAATATCGAATCCTTACAAAAGGAGTTTAACAGGCTCGGCGACCAGAAAACGCCGATGGAAGACCGGCTGCGCAGCATCGGCGCAGAACTGGATGCGGCAAAACAGGAGCTTGCAGATATGCGTACAGCACCGAAAGGCACGTATGAAAAAATCGACGTGTCCGAGCAGGCCGAGCGCGTGCGAATGCTGCAAAGCGAATTTAACAAAACCGCAAATAACATTGATAAGCTCAACGAAAAGCTCAACAAAACCGGCGATAAGATTTCCGACGCGAAAACGCAGGCAGTCGAGCTAACGCAGCAGATCGAGGGCAGAGCCAAAGGCGCAGGGCTGCGTAATGCAACCGAAGCGGCGGCAGATTCTATGAAAGTATTTGGGCAGCGCTTAAAATCTGTTGTCCGCAGTGCCCTTGTTTTTACAGTTATTACCCAAGCATTAACAAAAGTGCGCGACTGGGTAAAGAACGTCGTAATGGTAAACTCCGATGCAAGAGAATCCATTGCGCAACTTAAAGGAGCGCTTTTGACGCTGGCGCAGCCTCTTGTAAGTGTAATTGTTCCCGCCTTTACACTGCTTGTAAAAGTTATCACGGCAGTAGTCTCGCAGATCACGCGCCTTGTGGCGCTTATCTCCGGCAAGAGCGTCAAGGCAACTGCTAACTCAGCAAAGGCGCTGAACAAGGAAACCAGTGCATTAAAGGGAACGGGCAGTGCCGCGAAGAAAGCGGCAAGTCAGCTTGCGGCGTTTGATGAGATCAACCAGATTTCCACCGATACCGCAAACGATGCGGGCGGCGGTGCATCCGCTGACGCAATCACTCCGGACTTTAGCTACATGGACGATATCAGCGACCGCCTAAAGAAAATCGCGGATGCGGTCATGCTCATTGCGGCAGGTTTAGCGCTGTGGAAAATCAGCAGCAGTTTGCCGGGTGTGCTTGGCACTATTCTGCAAAAGCTCGGCGGCATCCTCATCGCTGTTGGCGGATTGATTCTTCTGTGGGACGGCTTATCCGACGCATGGAATAACGGCGTCAACTGGGGGAATCTGCTCGAAATGCTTGCAGGCACAGCGGCGCTTGCGGGGGGGCTTGCAATCGCATTCGGCAAAGTTGGGGCGGGCATCGGCCTTGTAGTGGCTGGTGCAGCAATGATTATCACAGCGTTCAAGGACATATGTGATAACGGTGCAAATCTCCAAAATACGCTGCTACTGATTGCTGGCATTGTGGCAACGGGGTTGGGATTCTTCTTTCTGACCGGGAGTGTCATCCCACTTGTGATTGCAGGAATTGCTACGGTAGTTACCGCCGTTCTTGCGCTGACTGGCAATCTAACTGAGTTTGCAAGAAACCTTAAAGATAACATTCTTGGCGGCATTATCCAGTTTATCAAGGGAGCGTTCACTGGTGATTGGAATTCTGCATGGGATGGTGTCAAAAAGGTATTTAAAGGCATTTGGAACAGCATCGTCATTATTGCCGAAAGCGCGGTTAATGCCATTATCAAGGGCTTAAATTGGCTTATCAGCAAAATCAACACGATTAAGTTTACCGTCCCAAGCTGGGTTCCGGGTGTTGGCGGTAAAAGCATCGGAGGGCATCTTTCCTCGCTTTCCGAAGTACATCTTCCGCGTCTGGCGACCGGCGCAGTCATTCCCCCTAACAAGGAATTTCTTGCTGTACTGGGCGACCAGAAGAGCGGAACAAACATCGAAACGCCGCTTGCAACGATGGTCGAAGCATTTAAGCAGGCTATGGCGGAATCGGGCGGCGGTGCAACAACGGTCGTTATTCAGCTCGACGGTAAGGAAATCGCACGCAGCACCGTGAAGAACATTAACAACATGACGCGCGCAGCGGGTAAGCCCGTGCTGCTGTACTAAGGAGGGGCAATATGGAAGTCCTTATTATCAACGGCACGGACTACTCGTCCACAATCGCAACGAAAGGATACGGGTGGAGCAGAAACGATCTCGACAGCGACAAGACCACCCGTACCAAAGATGGCAAAATGCGGCGCGACAAGATCACCACCAAGCGGAAACTGAGTTATACAACGCGCTCCGTCAAGCGTGACGTGCTGGCAAAACTCGATGACGATCTGAATAAAACCACCTGCACCGTCCAATATCTCGACTTGCATGGCGTAAGAACCAGCACGTTTTACTGCTCGTCGATGGAATGCACGCTTGAGGAAGCGGCGGATGACAATGAGGTGTGGGGCGGCGCGACGTTTAATTTGATCGAGGTGTGATATGGGGCAGACAACAAGTGCGCTGTGGCGCGAGCTGCTCCACAAGCCCGGCACAGAACGAGAGTACAAATTCGACGTTGCGGGCACGGAATACGGCAAAGATGCGGAAGTGTCGCACTCTGCCGAATCTCAGTTGTTTGAAGAATTCGGCATCGGAAACGCCTGCTGCGCAACATTAAAACTGGCACTGTATGCGGACAACATACCGCGAGCCGCGACGATCAAGCGTTATCTCAGGCTTGTTAATGGAAGTCAGGCGACAGACTGGATCCCCAAAGGCGTGTTTTTTACCAACCGCCGGTCCTGCGATGGGGATTATTGGGAACTTGAAGCATACGACGCTATGAGAAAGGCTGACGTTGTGTGGGAGCCAGACCAGTCGCTTAACTTTCCGATGACTATGCCTGACGCTGTAAACATCTTTTGCCAGTTGATGGGCGTGGAACTGGACAGCCGCACAGTGCTCAACAGCTCGTATACCATCGACTATCCCGCAAATGATTACACCATCCGCAACGAGCTATGCTTTATCGCTGCGGCGCACGGTGGGAACTGGATTATTACCGATGCAGGGAAACTATTGCTTATTCCGTTGTTGTCTATGCCTACCGAGACAAACTATCTCATTACAGAAGCGGGCAGCGCTATTACGTTTGGAGGGGTGAGGATTCTTGTCTGATAAATATTACGTCGGCGGCGACATTACAAGCTTTTCCGACAATGGCAAGTATAAGCCTATTTCCCGTGTGACGTTGCTTGTGGACGACGAAAATAGCCTGACGGCGGGCGACGATACCGGAATGGAGGTCATTGCAAGTTGCCCTCACGCCACGCAGCCAATGGTAAATGCTTTACTGCAAACCATGAAAGGCTACCAGTATCAGGCGTACGAAGCAGGCGCAGCAAACATCGATCCAGCGGCAGAGCTGGGCGACGGCGTGACGGTTGGTGGCATTTATTCGCCGCTGTCTAAACTCTCTGATGATGGCCGCGGATATGCGGGCATTTCTTCCCCCGGAGAAGCGGAGATGGAAGACGAATATCCGGCTGAGGGGTACATCACACAGGAATTCAACCGTAAGATTGCCGAGACACGAACAACGATCACCAAGACCAGCGAGGAGATCATGCTCAAGGTCGAGGGCATCGACGGCAAGTACACTGAGGTCAAAACCACGCTGGACGGCCTGACGGTGACGGACGCGAGCGGCACGACCAAGATCAACGGCAGCAGCATCAAGACGGATAATCTGTACGTCGATGCGGCGAATATCAAGGGTACGCTGACAGCCGACCAAATCCAGACCGGCAGCATCCGCGTCGGCGATCTCAAGGACGGCTCGAATTATGCTACGAAGACCTACGTCGACAACAACGCGGGCCTGAACGCAAACGAGGTCAATAGTGCGATCGCAACGTACATCGACGGGACCTCTATCACAGCGCAAAAGTTACGAGGCCAGACGGTGGAACTCCTGGCAAACAGCAATACCAAAGTGGGCGAAATTTCGCTTGTGGAGACGAACGTTGACTACGGTGTCGGCATCAAAACCCTCTATGGCGGTATCAAGCTGGAATCGGCGACCAATGTATACCTAAAAGCCAGCGGCGCCTACGGTGGATTTATCACGCTGTCCAACAACATTGTGTCGCTCGGCGGCGGCGAGCTGTATATCGGTAGCCAGATGTACGGAAATATCTTACCGGCCGGTAACTGGGGGAAACTGTTTTTCCTTCGTCAGTGAGGTGACGCATGGCAAGTTTTAGTGTTAGCGTTACGGCGACGGGGTCAACGACAGCTGTCCTCAACGGCACGTTTTACGGAGACAGCTACCATAATCGAGCGCGTGCGATCTACGTGACCGGCATTCTGGGCTACGGGTATTACTTGACCTCGAACGAGGATTCCGGCGCGAACAACACGTTTACGGATTCGTTCGACGGACTTACCCCCGGCAAAACCTACGATTGGGAGGCAGTGCTCTGCTATTGGGACACCAACCTCAATCAATGGGTGGAGACCAGCTATTCCGACAGCGGATCGTTTACCACAGAGGGCGGCACTACGGGCGGCGCGGTGTACATCTACACGGATATGTGGCGAGCGTATACGCCGTACATCTACACGGACATGTGGAGACCCTACAACGCAGAAATCTACACCGACTCTTGGTGGGAGTCGGGATAAGGAGGAACTATGAAAAAGCAGGCAATGCAGATCCTTGACAGCGCATTTAATACGCTGTCTTTGGTGATGATCTCCGCGAACGACGCGGAGAAGATGGCAAAGGTCAAGGGAGAGCTGCGGCAGGCATATGCGATCCTCGAGCGGCTCGACCAGCAGGCGGCGCACGTACCCGCAGAGCCGCCCGCGAAAGCTGCCGAGACGGAAAGCGAGGTAACAGATGGCTGATAAAGCAATTTCCGACCTCACTCAAGCAACACAAATCACCAACGAAGATCTTTTTGTTTTGCAGCAGGGCGGCACAGCGAAAAAGCTCAAAGGCGCAACGCTGCTGGACTTCGTCACGCTGAGCGTTGTATCGGTCACGGTGACAACACTGCCCGCAGGAAGTTTGGCAACGGCGACCTACGATAAGTCGACTGGTACGCTGGCGCTTGGCATCCCGCAGGGCAGCAAGGGCGACACCGGTGCGACAGGTGCGACGGGTGCGACCGGTCCGCAGGGTAAACAAGGCATACAAGGTGAGACCGGTGCAACAGGCGCGACCGGCCCCCAAGGCCCCGCAGGCCCCGCAAACGTGCTGACCATCGGCTCGGTCACGTCCGGCAAGGTGGCGAGCGCGACCATTACCGGAGAAGCCCCAAATCAGGTGCTCAACCTTGTGCTCGAAAAGGGTGACAAGGGTGAAACCGGCGAAAAAGGTGCAACAGGCGACACCGGCCCACAGGGTGAACAGGGCATCCAAGGTCCGCAGGGCAGCCCCGGCACGGATGCTCCCACAATTACCGGTATTACCATCCGGCAGAGCGACTATCACCTTATCGTGACGCTGTCGAACGGCACGAGCTATGACGCAGGCTATTGCCGTGGCGCTTCTGGTGCTGGTACGGGTGACATGCTGGCCTCAGTGTATGACCCTCAAAACAAGCACCAGGACATCTTTTCATACATTGACAACGCTATCAAGGACGTCAAGGTAACTACCGACGCAACGCCTACGCAGGGCAGCGCGAACCCCGTACAGTCCGGCGGCGTGTACTCGGCGCTCGTCAATAAGCTGGACAAGACCGGCGACGGCAGTAATGTCACGGCGGCTTTCACGGCAGCGAGAACCCGCGCAAATATTGCGACGGGTGAAAAGCTCTCTGTGCTGTTTGGAAAAATCGCGAAGTGGTTCGCAGACCTCGGCAGTCTGGCATTTAAGTCGTCGGTGTCCAAATCAGACCTCGCGTCGGATGTGCAGACGAGTTTAGGCAAGGCTGACAGCGCTTTGCAGAGTGCGCCGGTCACAAGTGTCAACGGCAAGACAGGGGCGGTGAACCTTGCAAAGGGAGACGTCGGCCTCGGAAATGTGGACAACGTCAAGCAGTACAGCGCGAGTAATCCGCCGCCTTACCCCGTCACATCGGTCAATGGTAAGACGGGCGCAGTGACGATTGCCAGTGCACCGAGCACCACCTCCCTCCTCAAGGGCAATGGCAGCGGCGGCATCGCGGCGGCAACGCGCGGCAGCGACTACATCGCAAGCGGCAACATCACCAAGCAGACGCTGGTTGCATCGGAGACCACGCCCACCGAGAACTACGCCATCAACTGGTACTTTCAATAAGGAGGCGCTGAGATGGCAAATGCAAAACTCGGCACCAAAGCCGTCGGCAGTATCGTCAAACTGAACGTCAACGGTGCAGCGAAAGAGTTTATCGTCGTCCATCAGGGCAAACCGAGTTCTCTGTACGACGAATCCTGCGACGGCACTTGGTTGCTGATGAAGGACATCTTCGAGGCCACACGATGGCACAGCTCGGATGTGAACAATCTGGAGAACAGCACCATCCACAGCATACTGAACAGCACGCTCTTGAACGCGTTTGAGAGCAACATCAGGGACGCAATCAAGCAGGTGAAGATTCCGTATCGCAAGAACGGCGGTTCCAGTGGCTCGGATCAGAGTGGTGCTAACGGCTTGCTCTGCAAGATTTTCCTGCTGTCCGGCTACGAGATTGGCTTCACGACCAGCGATAACCCCTACTTCCCGCAAGATGGTGCGAAGCTGTCCTACTTTGAATCTGGAACCGACACGTCCGCCAACAACAAGCGTATTGCGAAACTGAACGGCTCGGCCGACTACTGGGGGCTCCGTTCACCGTTCACCTATAGCACCAGCTTGGTGTGGCTCGTCAACTACGACGGCGTCGGCGAGACCAGCAAAGCATCCAACTCAACTGGCATCCGCCCCGCGCTCATTCTTCCGCCCGACATGGAAGTCGACAGCTCCGGCAATGTCACGCCACCCCCTCCCGCTACACACAAGACCCTCGTCAATGGCACAGCCTATGAAATTAAGGGTGGGAAGTGCCTCGTCAACGGCACGGTGTACAATATCCTCAAGGGCAGGACGCTCATCGGCGGGACAGGGTATGATATCAACTTTGAGCCGGATGTGAGCTTGACGTGGTACTTCAACGAAACCATTGATATAACGTCGCAGCCAGACAACTTCTGGGGGTATAGTAGCGGGATTGCTGTCAGCTTTGTGTCTGGCTATTATGGCTTTACCTACGACCATCTTATCCGAGACTACGACGACACTTACGGTGTAAGAACTTTAATCTACTATAGAAAGATTGCCGAGACCAGGGAACTCGCCTACCGAAACGGCTGGCGGGGGGAGGTATCCCGCACCATTACTTTCGACGAAGCCCCCTCGGGCGATCTTCTGGCGTGGCTGCAAGAGAACGCCACGCCGCAATAGAAAGGAGCACACATGAGTATCCACATCAAAGTCAACAACACGGAATACCCCGCTACGGTCAACGGCAACCGTACTGACCGCTCGTGGGACGGACGCGACACCAAAACCGTCACGCTCACCATGACCCACGCAGAGGTCGCGGCGCTGCTGCCTGACAACATACCGTGGAGCATTGTGCAGCGCGATATGGTGGACGTGCTGGACGAGCAGGGGAAGCCCACGGGCGAGACCAAAGAGGTCGTTAACGAGTACGACAACAGCGAGTACAGCCTGAGCGGGGCCATCACCGACCACCGCGACGGCACGGTATCGGTCAAGATGGGCAAGCCCACGGAGGCGGAGACCGCCGTCGGCGCGGTGGTCGCCCTCACGGGCGAGGTCGTGACCATGGCGCGCGCCGCAGAACTGCGCCCGGTCATCGAGCAGGCCAGCGCGTCGCTCTCTGACGGCGAGGCGGCGAAGTCGCCCGAGCTGTTCCCGCGCTGGGCGGATCACATCGGCGAGACCGTCAAGCCCGGCGACCGCCGCAGCGATATGGACGAAAGCAGCGTGCTGCACGTCTACCGCGTCAACAAAGGTCAGGGCCACACCACGCAAGAGAA